ATAACGAACACCTTCACTATCCCAAACATTCAGGATATAACGTTTCTTGGCAGTCCAGATTCCACGGTCAGCAATATTTTCCCTCTTCATTTGCATCTTCTGGGCATATGCATTCACATAGTCCGCCAGTTCTTGGTAACAACTTTCAATATATTTTTCAAGTTCCACCTGAGCGACCTTATCAAGGAACGACACAACACTCTCAGTAGTTTTTTCTCTTCCCTTGTATACAGTCTCCACCAAAGGACCCATATTAAGGTAGATAGAATCAGTATCCGAAGCAATAACATAGTCAACATCATTTGTCTTAAGAATTTTGTTTAGGTACTTGTTAAGTTTTTCTTCAATCCAACGAATTGAAACTTGCCCAGAAAGAGTAATTGCCTCAGCATTTGCTAGTTTAAAATAACGGAAATACTGGTTGCCGATAGCACCATAAGCACTATTAAGTTGAATCTTCCGTGCCATTTGAATATTATTGCACCTTGCAATCTCCTTTTCCAGTGCTTTTGTTTTTGTCTTTTCATATTCTTGTTTTGCCACAATCATCTTCTTTTTATAGATTGTGCGATCTTTATAGATTTTTTCCATCAGTTCTGGAAGAAATCCACGAACATCTTTGCGATACATTGCACCATTTGCACAAACAGCATACTCTTTATAAGATTCAAAATCAATTTCTTGATTCAGAATCTTATCCACAGTTACAGAAGGATGCCTTTGTTCCACCAATGTTTCTGGTGAAATATTGTACATTTGGATTAAATGTGGATATAGGGAATTAAGGTCAAAGTTCACCACCCATTCATACACACCAGGAATCGGCTCTTTTACATAAGCACCAGCATACTTAGAATCTTTGTCAGACCTAACATTTGGAGGAATTACAATATTCCTTTTTTTCAGATAGTTGTAGATAATTGTATCCCACATACGAACCTGAGAAAACACATCAGCATAATTTGCCTTAGCGTCATATGCCATCGTAAGTGCAAGTTCAATCAGTTTCATCTTGTCTTCCATACGGTCAACAAGTTCAACGTCCTTGATGTTGTATTCTACAAATTTCTGCCAACCTTTGGTATAGAAATCCTTAAAAGTATCAAACTCACTGTGGTCTAACTTCTGCTGACCTAGTTCTACATTTGCAATATGATCAAGACGATAAGATTCCTGTGCCTTATAAGTGAACTTCTTGTAAAGATTCAAATAATCAAGTTGACTGACTCCACCAATATCATAAGAAATGTGCTTACGACCAGAAATAAATTTTTCACTTTCAGTTACCAATCCCCATGGAGACATCCTCTTCATGAGTTTTTCACCAAGAATACGATCTATACGACGAACCAAATATGGAATATCATACAGTTCACTATTCCAACCAGTAATAACTTCTGGAGTATTGTCCTCAATCATCCACCAACTGATGAAGTCATTCAACAAATCATACTCGTTTGTAAAAGAACGATAGTTCACATTACTCTGCTGATTATTGAATTTACCAAGACCCCAAGTACGAATCTGTTTCGTATTATAATCTTGAATTGAAATCAGCAGCACTTCTTCTGCAGCACTTTCTACATCAGGAAACCCATTCTCAGATGCAACCTCAATATCAATTGTTGTAACTTTGATTTTACTGATATCAAACTTGACCTCATCTTCAGGATAAGTCTCAGAAATGTATTGATAGATGTATCGGTCATTTCCAGAAATATCAAATCCCCTTACACCATCATACTTCTTAATAAACTCCCTACATTCTCTTACAGTTCCTGGTTGAACTGCTTCAACATATTCACCATTCAGTGTTTGATACTGAGTATTCTTTTTTGAGGGGACAAAAAGAGTCGGGTAAAACTTCTCACGAGTCATGAAATGTTTACCATTTTCATAACCACGAATCAAGAAGTGATCCCCGACCATCTGAACGTTTGTGTAAAATCGCATTATGCAGTTAGTTTAAGATACTTTTCAATAATTTGGGGAGTTGGATCTGCAATTGTAAGAATACTATCAGAATGAATCATTAATTCATTTTGATCTGTAAAATCTAACCAAGTTTCCAAATAATAATCGCCGGAAATTCCTTTTTTGAGGGAATATGGATTGATTAATTTGCAATCAGGTTCTCCCAATTCCGATCCAACTTCAACAATTTCAGTAATCAATACTGTATCAACTTTCAGTAGAAGACATTTCACAATCTTTTCCATTTACCTTTTCCTCGTATAATTCAATTATGCTTTTAATTGGTTCGACAATTGTTACAATCCAATCATGTGGAACTGCTATTTTATCTTCAAGTGTAAGCAAAATCCATGGGGATAATGTTACATCAATAGAATTTTCAATATCTGTTGATAGATTTTCCGTCAATAGAATTGATTTGTTGATATTGATCTTATGCGGTTTTTGAAACAAATACCCACACAATTTTTCTTTAGAAATCAATTCTTTTGCATCAGAAATAACTGTTTCACCAGATTTTAGTAGTGCTAGTTTAATTGACATTTTTAGGTTTCCTCTCAAGTCATTATAGCACAAAAAAAGGGGAGGTGCAACTGGTTTTTGCCAGTTACCTCCCTGCGGCAACGATATTCAGAAGTATTTATTTGAGTTCATAAACCTTCCTTTTTTGATGCTCAGGAATCACTCTTTTAATTTTAATAGTAAGTAATCCATCCTCAAAAGAAACATCTTTAACTTCAACATCATCAGAAAGAGTCCAGGTGCGTTTGAATGCTCTCTTTGCTAATCCTTGGTGAATATATTCATCCTCAGAATTACGAACTTTTCCTGATTCTACAAAGAGTTTATTCCATTCTGTAGATACTCTAATATCATCTCTTTTGTATCCAGCAAGTGCAATTTCTAATCTAAAATCAACACTACTTTCTTTGATTAGATTATATGGTGGATAGTTGGTATGCGTTTCATACGCAGTATCAAACCTTTTAAACCACTCATCCAATCCAATACTATTTCTTTGAATTTCCATCAGATACTTTGCAGTTTCTGGTATTGTAAGTGTAAGCGAACTTGTTCCGAACATAATAGACCTCCTTGAGCGTCTGTAAGTTAATAATGTCCCCGAAGGCAACATCATTAGTATATATCAGAGAACATAAAAAATGGGGAGTGTTGTTCTCCCCCATTTTCTTATTCGGTTTCCTCTTCTACCCTTTTCTTTTTGGCACCAATATTATATTTGGTCTCCAAAATCCAATCTCCCTTGTCCTTATAGGCAAGGACTTTAATCTGATTGAGTGGTGCAATGTCAGAAATCTTTGAAGCATCAACGACTTCTACCAGGCCCCAATCTGCAATCAACTGAGCAATACGGTTACGACGCTGAACGTCGTTTACCGTAAGATTTGCATGTTTGCCATCAAGTGCAAACAATTCCTTAAAATGAACGAGATAGTATCTACCTTGCTTATGCAGAATATGACAAGATTGATAGATTTTCTTTTCCTTGCGTGAAGCAACTCCGATGCGTGTCAAAGTTTCACGAACTTTCAGAAAGTCATCAGGTTCATTTAGGATTACCTCAACCATTTGGTCAGGTGTCCAATTTACAACAGGTTCTTGAACGACACTCATTTTGTTCCTCCAGTTTCAAATTTCGATTTAATAAATGTTAGTTGTTCTTGGGTAAGAATCCTCAAAGCCTGTTTTGCCTTTTCATTACTATAACCATAGTAACGTTTTACATAATCAAGATCTTTGATCGTATCTTTACGGAGCCAAGGAGAAAATCTCTTTTTAACTCTCAGAATATTTATAAAAAAGTCATACTGCATCTTTTTTGGAAGGAAATGATACTTGTTCATCTCATTCGCATACATCAAGCAATCAATGTGCCCAGAGAAGCAACGATTGATAATGTATGGTGCATAATCCTTTTCCAAAGAAGGATCTTCATCAATCAGGTTCTTCTTTGTTTGGTTTATTGAGTTTAACCAATCTTTCAATTCATAAGTCATCGAATAATCTCCAAATCATTGTCATGTTTCCACAATTCAAGTTCAGTCCTAAGGCGCCCTTCGGACTTTAATTTCTCATATCTTTTAGATGCCTTCTTCTTCCACCACTCAATAACCTGTTCAGGTTCATAACCAAATTTAGAAAGATAATATCTCTTCTTTTCGGTTAGAGTCTTTGCATGTTCGATACAAGAATTAAACTCATCTAACTTAGAGTGACCTTTTAGAGAATTTCGAATGATAGAAATCATCTTGGTTTGAATCTTCAATTTCTTCGAAGACTTATCTGCAGAGATCAGTCTTTCTCCACCATTTGCGGTGTTATTAAACCACCAGAACATTTCCTTGAAGTAATCATCATGGAAAAGTGGTAGAAAATTACTTTCAGTATCTCCTATGTGTCGAATATAAGGTTTAAGGCCATCATACATGGATACCCCTTTCGTTGTACCGTATAGTGAAGTTGTTTCAAAGTATTGAAGATCAATTCCATATTTTCGATCAAATTGTCGTTTGAGTTCATTAGAAGATGCTAAAAGGGCAAGAAGTTTTCCACCAAGATAATTGTACCCAAATGGTTGAACAGGAACAATATTGAATCCCATTACAAACTCACTGTTAATTCTGGAAAGTGAAAGAACTTCACCAAAATAATCATTTCTTGGTTTTGAATTAATAGTCGGAGATCCAAAACGGACTACTCCAATTATTTTATTTGTGGTATCCTCAGTTACAATCCATTTCAAAGTTCTACCAGGAATTGCTTCCTCAATAGGATTCGAAGCAGTATCAGTTAAAATCTCAGAATAAAGATCTTGATTGTACTTAGATTTTGGTTTGGGATTAGTGTCTACCTCATGAATTGAAAATGACATGTCATTTGGATGAAGATTAAAGTTTGAGAAAATCTCATCTTCGGGTCCGAACAATTTTCCAGAAGCATTGGATGTTCTACTCTTTTTAACATATCGAAGATAATCATCAATACGATTAAACTTAGAATAGTATTCTATAAATTGATCCGCCGCCCAAATCGCATCTTCAATGGATAACATATTAATTTGCCAAAAATTCTTTTTCGTAATCCAAAAGTTCTTGTGGAGTTGCAATATAATTGTCAACCGGATCTGCTACTTTAGCATACCACTTCCGCCCATAATTTCTAGAAACAAGTTTAATATCCAAATACTGATATTTCTTATCAGTTGGTACATAAACTTTATATTTACCTCCCCTATTTGAAGTTAAAAGAGACAGACTTTTATTTTGCTCAGATAAAATATCAATAGTAGTACAAGCAGTTTTAAATATCTGAAAATACTTATCATAATCATTCACATACATTTCATGATTATCCATAAGCATCTGATAAATGAACTGTGGAGAATAACAATGATCCCTACATAGCACCCAGGTATTGTCAGTTCTCTTTTTTTCCAACGCCCTTTCAGTGATAAATCCTGAAGGTACTGAAAGAGAATGAACTAGATCATAAAATGGACGAGTAATAGACCTAACTGCATCAGTATTGTTTCTATTTTTCTGCCAAAGATCAAGAACTTTAAGATTTTCAAAATCAAGAAATGTCCTATAACAATAAACTTCTAGTCGTGATTCAGTTGTAATTACTTCAATTCGTTTCATTATAAGTCTTAGGGTGAAAATTACAATACTCATTAAACACAATCTTACACTCCTTATGAGTAAGATTACAATGCTCTGCAGCTTTTGGCAAATTCCACTTAGCAGTAAAAAGCATTTCCATTGCTTCTCTTGTTTCAGGTCTCATTGGAACTCACACTCACACATTATTTCAGTCAATGCTGCTAGGAGATTAATTTCTTGGTCAGCAACGAAACCAATTTGGTATTGGTACTTAGCAATAATAAGAACGGCAGCAGGGATAGTTTGGGGTGATAGACAAGTATAACAGGCATCATAAACCCTGCGAAGAATCACAGAAGAATCGTTGTCCAGATTGGCAACCACCCACTTTCGGACTTCGGGAAATTTCTTATCTTTGAGATGAGTAATGAGATCATTTACAGCAACGTCAGAAAAAGACGCAAGAATCCCACTATCTATTTCACCACCAACAGAATACCTCTGACACTCATTAAGTACTCTCCTCCAATCGGGAAAGTGTTTATTAATTAGTTCGGCAAGTACTTTCGGATCATATCGGACGCTCTCTGCATCCAGGATGTCCTGTAGACGCTTGAAGAAGGATCCTGCCAACTGGGTTTTTTCTTTTCCTTTGATACCGAACTCGACAACTGCACATCGGGAGTGGAGGGGTTCAATGATTTTGTTCTTGTAGTTGCAGGTGAAGATGAATCGGCAGTTACCAGCAAACTCCTCAATAAACGCCCGTAGGAGGAGTTGTACGTCGTTCCCCGTGTTATCTGCCTCATCAATGATGACGACTTTGTGCTTAGCATCTGACGAAAGTGAGACGGTCGAAGCAAAGTTCTTCGCATTGTTTCGGACAGTATCGAGGAATCTACCTTCGTCGGATCCGTTAATAACATAAAAATCTACTCCCAGTTCATTACATAGTGCTTTTGCCACTGTGGTCTTACCAACTCCTGGGGGTCCAGCAAGTAGCATATTTGGAATTTCACCTTTATTTAGAAAGTCACTAAAGGTCTTTTTAATATTCTCAGGGAGAATACAATCCTCAATAGTCTTTGGGCGATACTTTTCCACCCAAATAAAGTTAGAACTCATAATCAAATCCAATCAGGTTTACGAGAAGGTATACGAAGATAGTTCTCCGCAACCCAAGGTTTGGAAGCAATATACATTTTGTATGCAGTGAATGTATCAATGCTTTCATCAAGTTTGTATTCGTCAGGCATTGCCCTTGTGAATTGTACCACATTTTTGTAGATAGAAATCTCCTTTCCACTTTTAGTAGCAAAGATATTCTCAGCAACTTCAAGGCCTTGCATACAGGCATGAACTTTACCATAACGACACTGATATTCATTACAAAGGGCAAATCCGTGGCGAATCAACCAGGCAAGGTTCTCATGGGATTTTGCTGCCCATTGAGTACAGGGATGATTACGGAACGCACCCTTCTCTGTACTGTACGGCAGACCGTCTTTTTTGGGAATGTATCCCCAATCATAGTACCACTTGGAGAAGATGACAGAGACCATTTGACAGGTCTCCAAAGGCATTTTCACTACGTGTTTGTCAGGAAGTGCCACGGCAGAAAGCACCGGGCACTCGTCAGTCACAAAGATGTTCATAATTAAAAGCAGAACTTTTTCAAATAATAAATGACTTGTTTTGGTTTATTCTCTAACCAAAATGCTTCATGCTCATTTCTCCTCATAAATTTGTTTTTTGTTAGACCAAGTGAAGATTCAATGTCTTTCATTTTATTTGATGGTAATGGCATTTGACTAATTGGAATTCCAATTGGTTTCATGCCTTTACATGCTTGAACTACATGAACTGCTTCATGGTAAACAGTTTCATTTAAATACTTATTTGCATTTGAACTTTTTAAAATGTTTTTAGTGCAGATAAAGAAAGTTTTATTTTCCCTTATAACTCCACCAGCATAACTTCCATCAGTACACCAAGAAATATTTTCTTGTACTTTGAAATGTGCTTTTGCAATTAATTCTACTATTTGGGTACTTTCAGGAGTCAAATAATAAGAGAATATCATCAAGAAAGATCTGAATCAGGTTCCAGAGCAATATAATACTTCAAATTATACTTGGTGTTGCTGAACTGTGACAAAAGTTTTTCTGACACAACCACATCATAGGCACCAGGAATAATCTTAATATTCTCAACCTTGAAGTTGAAGGTGAACTCTTTATCAGTCTCACCGACCACGATGGAATATTCGTTGGAAGTATCATTCTTTTTATCACGAACCACAAGACGAATAACACCTGCTTCTCCAATTGCAGAAAGATCAGGAAGTTGATAAACTGCTGCTGCCTTGAGAAGTTTCTCCAGAGATGCATGTTCCAGTTGAAAGCAAACATCCTGTGAAGGAAGTTGAATCTCCTTCTCAGGAGGAGAGATGATTACATTCGGGTCAGCATAAAAATACTTGACCCGGCGCTTACCTTCACGAATTGTGATATAAGAATCATTCGTAAAATCCAGTTCAGGATCTTGGTGAAGTCCAAGACCATTCAGAAACTGATTAAGGTCATAAATTGCAAAGTTGCGGGGAAACTCTTCGGTAATATCTGCTTCGGCAAGAATATTCTTTGCCACAGAGATGGTACGGAGTTTAGTACCTTGCTTCACCAGAATAGAATTGTTGATTCCAGCAAAGTTCTTGAGAATAGTTAGGGTGTTATCAGAAAGTTTCATAATTTGAGATTTAAGTTTCATTATCAACGGAATTCGGACAGTCCATTATCCTTACGGGAATAATGACCATCAAAGTGGAGCAATAGCATAGCATAGTGAATAACTTTCATCAAGTCACGTTTGTTACGGCCATCCTTGTCACCATAACGGGAACCGTACTTCAGGATGTTTGCCTGACAGAAACCTGCGGCAAGTTTCTTTGCTGCCATCAGGTCAATAGTCTGGATATCGGAATACCCATCACTGTCACCACAATAATGACCACGATAAGTGCTAGTCACATATTCCTCAACATCTTTGAGGATTTTATCTTCGTTGTATTTCCAAAGATGATTTTTGGATTGTTCAGTCATAGTTTTTTCAATTACAATTTTATCATCACTATTAATAGACATAGTGAATTGATTATACTCATCCATAATAAGGGAAGGCGCATTTTTACCTTCCCCAATTATATCAGAAAGGAGCGGGTTCGTCAATATTTGGAAGAACTTCATTTGAAACCGCAGTAGGCATCTGGAAGTCAGCATCCACTTTGTCATAAAGTTCCAGGAAAGATTGCTTGGTCTCGTCATCAAAACGATTGACACAGACTTGAATTGCCTTTGCCTTATCCTGGAAGATACTGTAGGCACGGATGATATGAACCAGACGGCGAGTGGAAATGATTTCCTCAATACCCCCATCATAGAAGGTCTTACGGATGATGTCTGCCCAGTCTACAAGGCGCTTACAGAAGTCACGATCCTCTACGCCCAAATCCAGAGCAACGCCTTCCAGGATCCTCTGCTCGGTAGCAGGAGCAGGATAGGACTGCTCAAAGGTCACAGGGAAACGTTCTAGGAACGCTTCGTTGAGCACATTGGTGCCGATAAAACGACCATCATCAGAACCCTTACCTTTGGTGTTTGCCGTAGCAACTACAGTAAATCCGGTAGAAGGTTTGACAAAACGACCAATTTTTTTCAGGAATACACCTTTACCTTCTAGGATGGATTGGAGGCAAAGGATTTTATTAGATGCAAGATCCACTTCATCGAGAAGCAGGACAGCGCCACGTTCCAGTGCTTCGATGACTGGTCCATTGTGCCACACCGTTTCGCCATTAACAAGGCGGAAACCCCCAATAAGATCATCCTCATCAGTCTCAATAGTAATGTTTACACGAATCAGTTCACGATTAAGTTGAGCACAAACTTGTTCCACACAGAACGTCTTACCATTACCCGAAAGACCCGTAATGAACGCAGGATAGAAAATACCGGACTGAATAATTTTTTTAATATCGTTAAAATTACCAAACTTGACGAAGGTATCATCTTTATCAGGAATAAGGTTTTGTTCCACAGCAGGAAGAGCAGCAGGTGCTTGATAGGTACGCTCAATTTGTTCAACTTTCTCTTGAGTCACTTCCAGGTTCCAACGGCCACGATCAGTCTTAAAGGTTTCAAGACGGCGAGTTACAGTCTGATAATTCATGTTACGAGAAGCGCAATATCCACGAATATCACCTGCGCTCAGTTCAGAACCGAACAGAGATTTGAGATCAGCGATCAGTTGGTTGTCAGTCACGGAAATTTTACGAGGCATGATGTAGTTGGGTGTGTTTCATTTGAACTCTCATATTATACACACAAAAAAGGGGGCAGTCGGTGCCCCCCTGTGACAGTTTAGAAAGTGGTCTCAACGATGCCAACCAGGTCTTTGCCCAGACTTTAATTTTGGTCCAGTTGGTCTCCATCCTTTGGGTTTTTTGGGACCTTCACCCGTAAATGGTTTTTTTGGTTCTTCCTCCTTTTCCTCACCCTCAATAATACTATCTCTCCACTCTTCACTCATATTTGCCATAATAGTAATTGCCGATTCGTTGGTATCAGCATATCCTTCTGCAACTAGGTATTCTAGGATGGTATTAAAGAGGTCAAATGATTCTTTTTGTGTTCCACCTTCATTACCACTTCCTCTTTCTCTTCTTTTTTTTCTTAGTGCATCTCTTGTATTTTTTGCTCTCTTAACTGCATCTTCCCTTCCTGTTTTACCATAATTGTTATATACAGTTCTTCTATACTCTTTTTTGTCATCCAAAGGAGTCCACGTTGGTTTTTTGTCCGAAGAAGATGATGAAGACGAAGATCTTTCTGGTCTCATTCTAACATCAGGATCGTTAGATGATCCAATTTGATCTGGATTACGACGATGCCATCCAGATTCATTCAAATAAGCCTCATACATCTCTTCCCAAGTATACTCACTCAGGTCATAACCTTCTTCTACGAGTTGATTAACCCATGCTTCAACTTCTTCACCAAATAATACCTTTTTACTTGCTTTTCCAACAATTCCGGCACCAGAACCAAACTGACCAGCAACACTTCCAACTCCCTTTGCAAGTTTACCTAAGGTTTTACCAGTTTCTCCTGCAAGGCGTTCAGCAGTAGCAGTTGCCTTATTGTGACGATCTACACCTGATTTTATGGCATTAGAAATACGATCTCCAATTGATTTTCTTTCTGGTTTCTTTGACTTTGGTTGCTTTGCCTTTGCTTCACTTTCAGCACCACGGGATTCTGGTTGTGTTCTTTCTACTTCCTTTTTCTCAGAAGCTGCTGTAGAAACTTTCTTTTTAGCAGCCTCTTTTGCATCAATCTTTGCCTTTACTTCAGCATAAGATTCACCACCAGTTCTTTTTCTTGCTCTTCTTGCTTCAGTAAGATCATAAAGATCTTCCGACAACTCATAAACATACTCAACAAAGGATTCAAGACCAACATTTTCAATTAAAATATCAATACCATCTGAATTCAGACCATAAGAATAGAAGTACTCAGTAGCAACTTCTACAATATCTTCATCATAAACAGTATTATTATATTCATCAAACTGTCCTCTGAGTTCTTCATCATAAACTGCATTATAAAGAAGATGCATGTCTTTAATTTGTTCAGTGTTCATGTTACTTTTACTTTTTCCTAACTTTATTTATAAATTAGGCAATTAACTCCACAAACTCTCCAAGAACCCTCTTATTCATCTTCTTGGATTTGAGAGATTTGACAAAAGCAGTTTTGATTTGAGACTTGGTAGCATCTTCAGCAACCTCAAACTCTGCATCATTTGCAAGAGCAGAAGCAGAAAGTCCAAAGTAAGCATGATAACCAGAATCTTTAATGGAGAAAGTTTTTTCCTTCTTCCAAGTATTCATAATTTTATCATACTCAGGATTAATCCATCCAGTATAACGACGAATAAAAGAACTCGCATCACGAGATTCCAAAATCCTCATACCAATAAAATTGACAGTGGGGAACTTATCGCGGAGATTACGAAGTAGAACATCAGTAAATCCATACCATTCCACATTAAAAGAATAAGTATTTCCAGTCTTACGGTCACGCAGGAAACCATTCGTTCCAATTGAATTCACACCAAGATAATCTTCATCACGACGATTGAACTCTTTATGATACTTCAATGGTGCTGCTTCACCGTCAGTCAGAATCACACACTGAACTTTCTGAAGTTTATTATCTTTCTGGAAAGTAGGAAGAATTTCGTGAAGAGCAATCAAAGCCTCATTTAAAGGAGTTCCCGAAAGACTCCAACCAACTGGAGTTTGATAACGACAGTAATACTGATCACTAAAACTACGGGCAATCCGATAGATATTCAACATCTGGTCTTCCAATGTCTTACCATTCGTCTTGCTGGTAAGCATATTCATCAAAGAGAAGTATTCTCGAACCTGAATAAGCCCATCTTTCTTTTTATACAAAGGTTCAGGCATAATCGGCATATTGTTCTGATCATACTTGAAGATTGGATAATCAGTCGTGAAGGCATAGACCTCAAAAGGGATATTAACTTTCTTACAGAACCAGATGAGATTGAATAGTTGCTTTACAGTATCCAACATCACACGACTCATAGAACCAGACCAGTCTAAAACAAACACTAGACCATGATTCTTGCCATTTGCAAGCGTTGTAACCTTACGGAACAGGTCTTCATTGTATCTGTAGGTGTGTAGTTTAGAGCAGTCTAGAACGCCTGTACGTGCTGTTGTAGAACGGGCATAACTATCTGCAGCCTTACGACAATCAAACTCTTTTACCAAATAATTAACTTCCTTCTGTGCCGAACGCTTGAATTCACGAAAATCTTTATCTGCCTCACCAAAAATTTCACCATGTTCATATTCATTGAGCTTGAGATAAGATTCCCAAGATTCCTTACAATAATTATGAACCTCAGTGTTACTTGCAACAATTTGTTTTACGTTTAGTTTGGGAATCTCCACATAAGTATTTTCCCAACCATCTTTATTTACAAGGTCTTTGAGTGCATCTTCCAAATTACCAACAGTCTTGACTTCAGGTTCAGAAGTTTCACCACCCTGTTCCCCCACAGATTCTTTAGATTCTTTAGATTCTTTAGATTCTTTTTCATTACCTTCATCTGAACCAGAACCACCACTACCTTCCATTTCAGGTTGATCATTCCCACCTTCCGGTTGATCTAAGAAATCGGAAGCAGGAGAATTTCCACCAGACTGCTGACCTTCATGAGAATCCAGATTGATTTTAGTTTCTTCCTGTTTCCGTTGCTTACAATACTTATAAAGTGCCTCAGAAGCGATCAGAACATCAGCAAAGGATTCAGAATCTGCAATCAGATTAATAATCTCAGTCTCTTCACCAGATTCAATCAAGATATCGGTAAAATTACCAATCTTAAAGAAAAGATTGGCACGGTCGGCAAGATTCATTTCGTCAACTTCTTCATCTTCAATTTGGAAGAAGTCTTGCTCGGCAAGTTCTTTATATCCATTGAAGAAAGTCTTTGCGAGACCAGCATAACGACGCTTCATCAGTTTTTCGATGCGAGCATCTTCCACAATGTTCACAAACTGTGGAGGGACTTTAACTTGCTTAGTCCAGTCCTCATCAGGAGTATAGAGGGCATGGCCCACTTCATGACCAACCAGAAGGTCATACACAGTATTGCTTGCCTTCTCCCACATGGGCAGAGTCAGCACACGGGTGTGAACATTGAATTGAGCAGTCTCTACTTTCTTGTGCTCGACAACAAGGTCTTCGGTGGCAAGTAGTTTAGCGAGTTGGGACTTGATTTCGTGATTGACGGGCATTGGTGTTTTTCAGATGACCCTATCATACAAAAAAAGGAGGTCTTGCGAACCCCCTAGTGTGCCAGTTTGGAAAGTGGTCCTATTTTTTCTTACCTCTTCTTTCCCCATGCTCTTCTCTACGTGCTCTTTGCTGTCCACCACCCAATGCCAGAGCACCACTAGGATTATCATACCTCGAAAGTCTAGCACCAGATCTTTCATGTTCTGGAAGTTTTTTATCCACCTTTGCCTCAACAATACTCTCAACCCATGCTTCACTCATAGCGCCCAGGATTGCCTCTGCAGACTTCTCATCAGAAGCAAAACCTTCATCGAGAAGATATGAGAGAACTTCCTCACTAACTGAACGACGATTCAAATATGGATTTACATCCGATTTATAAGTATTCCCACCAACATTCTGACCTAGATTTTCTCTTCTTTTTTTCTCAAAATCATATTGCTTTTTTGGAGATCTTTTCTTTTTAGGGATAGGTTTACCCGTAATACCAATTTCGGTTTCGTCTTTTGCCATTGTTATAAAACTTTTCAAGTATTTATAAAAAAGAAGCGTCTCTGGAGTTGAGACGCTTCTTGAGTGCTTGGCGACGGGCCTTTGCTTGTCGGAGTGCTTGCGGTTTGAGTTTCCGCTTCTGATCCTTCTTGGAGTGGTGGTAGCGATTGGGAACTTGCATTGTTCTGTTTGTTTATGATTCTACTTTATATGAGAATCCTCCCTTCTTGTCAAACCTTGTGACACTTTGGAATTTGTCCTCAAGTCCAGTCTTATGAGAAATTACAAATATATTAGCATCCTTTATGACATAACGAATAATTTTAAGAAACTCTTCGGTTCCAAATCCATCCAGAGATGAATCAAAAACTTCATCCATAATTAAGAGATTTGTATTCACAGAGTTTTTGACTCTTGCAACTTCCCTCCAAGTAAAGAGAAGAGATAAATCCACTCTCATTTTCTCACCTTCACTGAAAGAACTATAAGAGAAGTTCTCGTGAATAGGGGACTTGATGCTCTCATTAAACTCTTCATCCAGATGGAAATTAATGTAAAAATCCATCATCTGCAAATAACGATTCACCTGTTGATTGATGAAGGGAAGATATTTTTTGATAATTTTGGTTTTTACACCATCATCTTTGAGAAGAGAGTACGCAAAATCATAATGAACGATCTCTTCCTTTTTAGTTCCCAAATCCTCAAATACTTTTTGAAGATTGGTTTGAAACTCGTCTAACTTTTCGTGTTCAGTATTCTTGTTTTCAAGTTGTTCGGTAAGTGTTTGAATTTCACTTTCCAAATCCCTAACCTGTCGCTGGTTAGATGAAATCCTAGCATTGTTTTGAGAAATGTCATTGTTGAGTTTCGTAATCTCCTTAGATAGAGCAATAAATTGACGCTCTCTCTCCTCTTCCAGTTTTATGGTTTCTTCAAGGTCTTTATAACCTTGTTGAAGTTCCTTAGCACTATTTTGAGCGTCGGTAATTCTATTTAACCGAAACTCTTCTTCAATTGTTTGAGTGCAGGTAGGACAAACCGTATTCTCTGTGAAGAACTTGTGCTCTTTGGTAATGGTAGATACTTTCTGGGAGATTTTACCTTTCAGGTTACCCAACTTTCTCAATTTATCAGTCGCACCAATAACTTCCTCTTGCTCCTTAGTATATCCAAAGATACTTTCTTCGGTGGTTGAGTTTTGAAGCATATAAGCATCAACCTCACTAATCAAATTAGTAATCTTTTGCTTATTAGCATTAATATTATCCTTTCCACGACTCTCTAACTGCTCAATAAAGTTCTTCTGCATTAGAACCTTATCTTTGAGAGATTCTTTTCTAAGGTCCAAAGATTTAATCTGTTCCTTTTGCTGACGAATCTTTTCTTTAATCAAATTATTCATCGAGGAGAAGATACGAATATCCAGCAAATCCTCAATTACCTCACGACGATTTGCCGTAGCCAATTGCATAAATGGAACAAAATTACTAGAACCCAGAATTACAATCTGAGTAAAAGACTTATAGTTGACCTTGAGAATATTCTCTTCTAAAATTTTTTGATTCGCACGATCATCTGCTTCCTTATGAAGTTGCTTTCCATTTACCTCAATATCAAAAACATTTGGTTTAATTCCACGACGAACCAAATACTCACGACTATTCACAGAAAACTCAATCTCTACAAGACAGTCCTTTTCGTTGGTACTGTTAGGAAGTTGGGGTTTATTGATTTTGCGGAATGGGCGATTGAACAATACAAAAGTCAAGGCATCCAGCACAGTGGATTTGCCAGCACCATTTGTCCCAACAATCAAGTTGGTTTGGTTTTTTTGGAAGTCCATTTCAGTGAAATGCTGTCCCGTAGAAAGAAAGTTCTTCCACCTAATTTTTTTAAAGATAATCATTAATGTAAGAAATCATATTATAGAGAACTTTTGGATCTTCTTTCAAAAGACCAAGAGAGGTATTACAATTACGACATAGTAATGCCCTGACTTTATTTGTAGTATGGTTGTGATCTACTTGTGGAGAATTCATTTCACACTCACATATTTTACATTTATTATTCTGCTCCTCTAGCATAGCAGAAAATTCTTCTGTCGTCAATCCATAATGAGTTTTTAACTTATATTTTTTTCTATATTCCGAATTGTTACAAGAATTATTTTTTCTAAGTTTTCTTTGTTGCTCTAGTGTTAAATTGTGATATTTTTCCTTTTGCTCTGCTCTTAAGCATTCCTTACAAGAAGATTTATAGCAAATGGTTTTACGCATATAACCATCCGATCCAATTTTTCCAGGTTTTTGTGCTATATGAAATTCACAGACTGATTTTTCAATACGACAAATCTTACAAATTTTAGTATCTTTCATAGAAGTAGAAAAACTTTTAACTATTTATAACTTTTCCACTTTTAATATCAATCATTATTCTTAGGAGGAATCACAATGTCGTCAGGAGTAATCACTGCATATCGATAATTATACATCTTACAAGTCTTTATGGCAAGCTCATCATCTACTTCTACAACATCCATCTCTTTCTCTTCTTGGTCTTCTAGCATTAGAGCATAACGAGTCGCATCATCTTCTTCCTCAAAAAGGAATAAAACTTTTTCACCATATTTGTCTTGGACGGCAAATGCACCGTCACCCTTTTGATCCTTAAGTGTGAGAAGAAACATTACTCAACTTCGCAAGCCTCTTTATAAAGATTTTGTAGAATTCCCTTGATGATATTTTTATCAAACTGAACTTCGGACTCATCAATATAACGATTTAGAATTGAAAGAGTATTCTCTTCTTCATCGACTTGAAAATCTTCACTTTCCTGAATTTCAAAGTTTTCAATAATTTTAAGATCTTGAATTCCTGCTGTATATAATTTATCTACAAACTTTTCAAAATCCTTTGCTTTTGTTTTTTTACGAACAATAATCTTTACAATTTTATTCTCATACTCCCGAGCATCAAATGTCTGATAAGGAGTATCCTCATAATAAAGATTATAGAATAATTTATAAGGATTATCAATTGGAGTATGAATGAGGGTTTCTGTATCAAAGATATGAAATCCACGAGCATCATTTACATCCGTCCAATACATTTCATAAGGATTACCAAGATAGAAGATGCGTCCATTATCAGAACGAGTGTGGTAATGACCAGAAAATACCTTTGTGAACTTTGAAAAAATATTTGAATCCAGTCCATGTTCCTCCATTATAAGATTACAATTTACACGGAAACCTTGAAGTTCTAAGTGTCCCATTGCAACCTTTGCCTTGGATTTCTTAATGACATTCATAGTTTCATCGTGATTTTCACTACAAATCCAAGGAATAAAGGTCATATCAATTCCACCAACCTTTGTATTTGTTGGAGAACTATAAGTTTTGATATTTGGATAAGTCTTGAGAAGCAGGTCTGGGGAGTTTACATGATTAGTATTCTTATAATAACAATCATGATTACCAACAATCATATGAACATCATACTCACGCAGAGGTTCAAATACAACTCTCTTTGCCCATTCCAGACTTTGATAATCAATTGACTTACGACTATCAAATGCATCACCCATATGAATGACTGTCTTTACTTCATGCTCTTCTAGGGCAGGAAAGAAAACATTCTTATAGAAAAGTTCAAAATGGTCGTGAAGATGCTTTGAACCTTTTTTTGCCCCCCAATGTGTGTCAGAAATCACACCAATTTTCACTTTTGTTGCCTCCTACTATTTTCTTGTGCGGTTTTCATAAGATGCTCTTTGTGTGTAATAACTTGTAAATTATTAGGATGGTGCAATCCACCTTCAAATAAAGGGACGATATGGTCTACATCATACTGCACACCAGTAGTAAAAGTCAAGTACTGTGCCTGTTGATATACTTCCTGTATTTGTCTAAGTTGCTGTTCTGTAATATCTAATGGAATACCAAGTTGTTTTCTTGCAAGGTATCTCCTTGTCTTTTCACAACTTACTGCCTTACCTCTTTCAGTTTTAGCATATTTTCTTTTTATTCCATTAACTTTTTCTTTATTATCATCACAATATTTTTGTTTCTTCTCCTTTGTTCTATAAGGTTTCATCAACTCTTCATTATTCAATTTTTCCAATCCTTTCTTTTTAAGGCAGGGGGCACAACTAGAGATAGATACATATTTTTCATAACTACCACAATGTTTGCAAGCAACAGAACCCTCATAAGTTTTCTTACCTTCTTCTATTGCCCGTAATCTATTTTCCCTACCTTTACTATATTGATTAGACATAGTGCTCCGTAATGCTATAACTATTTATAATTATTAAACATTACGGAGCACTTCATCGATTGTTGTTTCTGTATTGGATATTGTCCTTCATGGAATTATACTCCGAATTGTTCCCAGAAAGCAAGTTGTCGTCTATCACCATAACCTCATCAAATCCAGTGCGTTCAATGATTTTATTTTTAATCTCCAATTGTTTCTTTTCTTTTTGAATTCTACGCAGAAACGCATAATGAATAATCTGAGTAAAATAGGCAAATGGATTCTGAGATCTTTCAGGGTTAAAGTTATGAATATACTGAACACAGTTCTCAATCCCGTCAGAAATCATATCCTCACGGAACATATAATTGACAAAATTTGGTTTATAGGATAAATGAGTGGCAATCTTTAAGAAGCAATCACCTAAGTAGTTAGGAATTCTGGGTTTTCCTTCCCATGGCCCTGACTTTGGTGGATCAATATCATATTTCTCAATGAATAGTTGCCGTGCTTTTTCAACTTTACTGCGATACACTATCATTGCTTCTAACAACTCTTTATTGTTTACATAATGCTCTGATTTCTTTTTTGCCATGGTGGTCTCATTTATCCATTAATAAGTTAAGTTAATTATAGCACACTTTAAGAGGGCTTGACAACTATCTAAAAGTCATATAGACTAGGTTTGTCCCCGTTGAAGATGAGAACTTAGCTTTCTTTAATATTTTTATATAACTCTTCAAGTTTCTTACGAGCATCCTCTACTGAAGAAATATATCCCATTGTATTTGTTAGATTAACTTTACCATTATCATCAGTATCATCAGTTGAAGTATCATCATTAAGATACTTTTTATAAAAGTTAATTGTCATATTATCGGTAATTTCAGTCATTGTAATAATTTTATCCATTTTAATAAAATAAAAATCATCATCAGGAACTTCCATCCATGGTTTTATTTTTATAACAATTCCAGTAGAATTTTGATTCATTTTCATTATAACTGGATTTTGTAAAATTATAATAGGATCACCATCATTCTCATCCACTGCAATAAGTGAGAATATTTCTTCACCTGATATAAGTTTTAAACTGCAATAAAACTCTTCTCCCATCATTCTTTTAGCGGTATGTTTACAATATCGTAATTAAAGTTTTCTTCATTATAAATTTTAATTCTTTCGATTAAGTGATTGAGTGTATAATTCTTTCTTGATTTATAACTGATATCATCGGCAATATCATACAAAGTTGCTTTTACTTTGTTTTCACCCTTTCTGAGTACTCTTCCGATAGATTGAAGATTTCTAATTCTCGATTTCGATGGTGACGCAAACACAACATTATGTAGATTGCGAATATTGATACCGGTAGAAAAAGTTCCATAGGATGCCACAATAATTGCGTTTGATTCCTTCTCTGTTATTTCACGAACTCTTTCTCTTTCCTCAGTTTCAACTCCACCATGAATGAAGAAAACATGGCGGTCATCAACCTTGCTAGTATTTATGAGATCGTATAAAGGTTGTCCGTGACCTTCTACTCTTGAAAATAGAACAAGAGTATTTCCTTTTAAATCTAATGTAAGATTTTTAATAAAGTTATTTCGTTTTTGGTGATTAATAATATACTGAACCTCATCCTCAAATACCTCAAACTTATTCGGTGGGTGTTTTAATAGTAGTATTTTGATATCTAATTTAGCAAGATGACCCTTCTTCATCAGTTCATCTGTATTGATAATTTTATAAGATGGTCCGAACAATCCTTCCAATACCCACTTGTGAGTTTGACTTCCATCTAGCGTTCCAGTGAATCCAAAGCGATACTTTGCATCACAAAGTTTCGTCATTATAGATATTAATGACTTGGATTTAAATTGGTGTGCCTCATCTCCTACGACTACATTAAATCTGGCAAAATACTGCTTAGGCAATTTGTAAATACTTTGCCAGGTAGTAATAATAACTTGGGAATCAGTTTCTCGTTCCTTACCAGCGTATATCTTGTGGCAGTATGAACCAACATCCCATCCATAATCTGCAAAATCTTTATACATTTGTTCTACAAGGGAAGTCGTCGGAACAACTA